GCACATGCTCAACACGAAGTTGGCGGATGCAATGCGCTATCCGCTCAAGGTTGACCAGCTTATTCTTATGGACCTCGGCGGCGACTACTATCCCCTTGAGGTAGCCAGAGGCTTCGGCGGAGGCTCCCTTACGGACATCAACATCCATTCTACCAGCTACCGTATAAACACGCCTGTCAAGGTTAGTGAGGACGTGGCTAAGCTGCAGGGCCGCGTCATGTACGTCGATCCTGCTGGCGGCGGTAAGAATGGGGACGAGACTGGGTATGCTGTTACGGGCTTCCTCAATGGCAACATTTACTTGTTGTCTGCGGGCGGGGTGCCGGGTGGCTACAACGTCGAACAGATGACTACGCTTGCACAGCTTGCCAAACGCTGGGAAGTCAACAAGATTGTGGTCGAGAAGAATATGGGTTACGGTGCCTTCACGGAAGTGTGGCTCCCTATCCTTCGCCAACACTACGAGTGCGCGGTTGAGGATGACTTCGTTACCGGGCAGAAAGAACTGCGCATCATTGAAACCTTAGAGCCAGTAATCGCTCGCGGGTCCCTGATCGTAAACAAGTCCGTCATTGACGAAGACCGTGATGCCTGTTCCAAATACCCGGCTGCTCAGCGCTTGCTGTTTAGCCTGTTCCATCAGATGAGCAAGATTACCCGTGACAAGGGTTGTCTAAATCACGACGATAGGCTGGATGCTGTAGAGGGTGCTGTGCGTCACTGGCTAAAGGTCATCGGCATAGATCAGTCTAAAGCTGTTCAAGCTGCTCGGGACAAGGAATATAAGGAATGGCAGCGTGATCCTCTGGGCCGCGACCGCTACTCCAATACTGCACCTAGCCGTGGTGGCTCTGTGTTTAACAAGTATGTCAGGAGGCCCGACAATGCAAGAGGCATCCCTGCCTTCCCCGGATATCGGCGCTAAAGGATACCATCTTCGTCGGATGGCTGCTAATGTGATTAGTCAGCTTGAGATTGTGGCGATGAGTTATCCTAATGGCGCTGCTCCTGGTGCAAGTAAGGTGGTGGCGTTCTTTAATGCCTGCTCAGCTAGAGTTTCAACAAATAGCCTAACTTGGCAGGGCGAACAACTAACGTGGCAAGGTACGCCCCTTACTTGGAGTAACTAATGGAACTAAATCCTACAATTATTAATGCTGCAGGTAACGGGCAGATTGAGGCTGGCTTGCTCGTAGGTTCGGCGGCGGCGCAGGTGGGGGCAGCGAAGCAGCGCGTCCGTGTCGTGAGTAACCTAGCTCAGCAGGCGGCAACGAGCCCGCTGATGTCAAATGGGACAACCCAGCTTACAGGGACGGACAGCGTAGGCTTTACGGTCTTTGCGCCCTGCCGTAACCTACGCTTCGTCTACCTCAACGGCATCTACTCATCCAGCGGCATCACCCAAGGGGCAGGCGGAGTTGATGCAGGTGGCGCTCCGCTTCCCGGTAATGCCGTCCGTTTCTCCGCCAAGCTGCGGACCAGCGCAAGTCGCATCGCCCTCTCATTTCCGGGGGCGACGGGCAACCCGGTGTCAACGGCTAGCGGAACCGGCTCAATTGCAGGCACGGCGCTGACTTGGACGCCCGGTGCCGGCATTCTCACTCCCGGCATGCCCCTAAGCGGCGCTGGTGTTGCCGCTGGAACGTATGTGGTTAGTGGCAGCGGTACGAGCTTCGTAGTCTCACCATCCCAAACGGTGGCGTCCACAGCGATGACTGGGAAGGGCTCGTCGGAAACAATTATCGGCGACCGGCAGTTCGTCGTATCGCAGCCAGTGCCGGGTCTGTTCGTCCCTGGCACAACCTACACGGTGGACACCTATCATGCGGTGGCTGCTGGCGAGAAGTGGCCGTACACGCTGCGGGCGGGTGATTATGCCTCAAGCAGCGGCAACCGCACTACGGACCCTGTGAACGGCAGTACGACGGCGGACGGGTCGGACACGAGCAATAGCAGCAATGCCACCACAGGCTTCGTGAAGTCGGGGTATACCGGCCAATTCGCTCCAGCGCTGATCGTGGGCGATGTGGGCGCTAAATCCGTCGTCGGTGTCTTCGGGCACAGCATCGCGCAAGGCTTCGGGGATACGCTTGGGCGCGGCTACATGGTCCGAGCGCTTGAAAACGCCAGCTTAGGCTACGCGCCTTTGGGCATCTCAGGAACGACGCCGAACAACATCACGAATTACGCACAACTTGTGCAGTTTGCAGCTGACTACGTGGATCACGCGTGGTCAGATGCGTGGACTAACATGCTGAACAGCGGCACACCAACTTTAGCAAGCATGCAGGCACAGTTCATCAACATGATGCTTGTCATGGCGCGACCAAACGTCAAGCAGTGGTTTTCGACAGTCCTTCCTTATCCCGCTTCAAACGACAACTACACAACCTACTCAGGGCAGACCCCCGGAACTGGGACGGGTTCTTTCACTGCGGCAAACGAGATCACCCGCATTCAGTTCAACAATTGGCTGCGCGATCAGACGGCATCCGGTGCGGTAGCGGCGCTGATTGCAGCGGGACTTACAGCAGCTCAAATTGGCGGTGTGGTCGATGTCTGTTCAGGCGGTATCGAGCGCAACGCTGATGGTAGCGTGATTGTGCTGAATGCTAATGGGCAGCAGGACACAGCGACCGGGGGGCGCTGGTTAGTCAACGGAACAGCCAACTACATGACCACGGACGGCCGACACCCCACCACAGCGGGCGCGATTGCCATCTCGACCGTCCCGGATGTCGTCAGCGCGGTAGCAAAGATGTCCGTTATACCATGACCCCCACCGCCCTATGATCGAGAGAACGAGCTGATGCCTGACAAAGCATCTAATTGACTACCAAACCTTAATCACCTACAGGAGTATCTAATATGATTGAGAGTGCCCTGCCCAGCCCCGACATTGGGGCCAAAGGCTATCACCTGCGCCGTATCGCTGCTAATGCGATCAGCCACCTTGAAGTCACTGCCCTTGCATATAGCAATGGTGTATCGCCGTCTGCTGCTAAGGTCAAGGCGTTCTTTGACGCTTGCTCCGCTGCGGCTGCTACTGCCGGTAAGGCCAACCCGGTCCTGACGCTTACGCCTCAGACCTCTACGGGTGCCCCGGCCTCGACCCAGCAGCTTACGCTTGGTAAGGGCGGTTCCACTGGTGCGGCTACCTATACCTCGTCTAACACTGCAATCGCCACGGTCAATAGCTCCGGTCTTGTCACTCGCGTGGCTACTGGCACTGCAACGATCACGGCTTCGGTGGCTGAGGATGCTAGCTACAAGGCGCGCACGATCAGTGCTACGGTAACGGTTACCTAATGATTAGCGGTGCTAATTCGGCAGGCAAGCCGACTACCATTCGCGTCAATGATGACGGCACTCTGTTGGTAGGGGGCGGCTCTGGGGCCGCTTCCGATCAGGTACAGGGTAACGTGGCTGCAGGCACTACTGACGT